ACGTGACTCTGACGTTCGTCCCTCTAGCAAGGTACGATCCCAACCGAATATTACGCTGACTGCATCTTTAAGTGTGTTGGCAAAACTGTCACGGCGGAAACCGTGCACATTGCAGAGGTAATCCGCTGCTGTATCCTTGCCACTACCGATTAAACCCACAAACCCTACAATCATGATATCTCTCCCATGAACATACTATATTGCATTTGTATTACACAGTCAATTGTTTTTTAGTAAATTTTCCAGGAAACAATAATCATCGTAGTGCACAGTTTTGGTGTCCACCAAATAGTCAACGGTTGGATCATTGGCCAGTGCCCACTGCTCAAATGCATATCGATAGGCGCCACCATCTGGTGCATAGTTCGGGTCAGTGGTGTATAGATTGCTGCTCAATGGATTAGGTAAATTTTTTATATGTGATGACTTTGACCACCAAAAGTTTCCACTCATGGTTAGATCCTGACTTGATGCATCTTTAACGCCCACTACGTCTGCCTGTGACAATCGGTTGACTGCACTGGGCCATTTGGTAATACAATAATGATTTAATATTTCCCGCCAACAGGCAACCGGTGCGCTGGCGCTGATGGTGCCCTTGCTGTGGAAGTACAAAACATCTATGTCAACCTCTTTACACCTGTCGTGTAATAATTTCAGAGTTTGACCTTCAAACAAGTTGGGTTGGCCGGCATCTCTAACATCGAGTATGTCGACAAACGGGTACCGTTGGTTTATGTATTCCCTGACCTTGGTTTCAAAATTGATCTCGATGTCACGATGCTGATCTTGTCTAAACGGGATGTTGCACAGTCCATGCGTCCAGTGCGATGGCATGGATATGCCCATGTTTATTTTGGCAACGTCTGGTAGTGAAGATTGCTTGATCAGCGATAGTTGTTGGTCCAGACACCAAGTCCATGTGGAAAATCTAATGTCTGCGGGTATGTAATAGTGATAAAAAACTTCAATAGGCTTCATATCAAATATTATATTTGATATTAATTAAAGAATCAACCAGTAATCCAAGTAAGCGGAGTCGAACCTTCTTTGTAATTGATTAGATCTTGTTCCAAGGCTTCCATTTCGGCTTTGCCTTCGCCCTTGAGTGCAGTACCGTTAAGTTGGGTGCCGCCCTGTGGACTGGCGATGGTGGCAAATTTTTCACGGGCCTCTCCCAAGATCACCTTGCAATTGGCCAGCGTGTAATCCTTCAACCATTGGCCTGCATAGTTGTCTTGCAGCAGGTTAAAGTCTGGGCGATAGTTGTACATCCATACCAAGAGTTCTTCACTGGCTCTGGAACGTTGCATGATGGTCAACATGCGGCTGGTCTTGTTGTAGGTAAAGTTTATGTCAGTACCAAACATTTTACCCACTTGTTTCTGATAACTGGCAAACGCATAGTACGTGGCCAGGCCACCCATGTTGGTGGAGGTCAGCAGGTAGGTGTTGGAATATGCCAAGTTGAAGGGCTCGAACAGGCTGCCGCCATCTCCACCACCGGACCTGGATCCTATACTACGCCGGAACAACTGCCGGATTTCCATGACTTCCCGGGGCATGACATAGTCATTCTGATCCACCTGTATGGTCAGGAATCCAAAACTTTCTTCCACCGCATTACTACTGCGCTGGCGGTACTTGGCCAGGGCGCGATTTAATGCAGTTTCATAATGAATTGGGTCAAGTTCCACATCCACCATGCCGGAACCCAGCATGGCTTTCACGTACTCAACTACTTGTTGGCGAGAGTTAAGTGTTTCATCCATATCGTTATTTATATAAATATCAGACTACATATACTCTCATAGGATCCATCTTGCCACGCCTCAGCCTATACAGATCAGAAAAAGGAAACGACTTCAAATTTATTGATCGAGTGATTAATGAAGAATTTCAAGTGGGCGGCGTGGACATCTTTGTACACAAATACCTGGGTCCAGTGGATCCCTTGGCCGGCGAAAGCACACCCAGCACACCAGTCAACTCTAATGCCATACCAGAATTGGGCATTCAAGACATCATCTTCATGGAAAATCGGGATCGACATTATGATCCGGATGTCTACGTCATGCGTGGCATATACCAGATGCAGGATTTGGATTTTAACCTGAGTCAATTTGGCCTGTTTTTACAGAATGATACTGTGATGTTGCACTTCCATCTGAGGAATACAGTGGACACGCTGCTGCGCAAAATCATGCCGGGGGATGTGGTGGAAATGCCGCACTTGAAAGATGAGTATGCCCTGGATGACCACTTGGTGGCGCTCAAGAGATTTTATGTGGTACAAGATGTCACACGACCAGCCAATGGATTCAGCCAGACATGGTACCCGCACTTGTTGCGTGCCAAGTGTGTGCCCTTGGTGGACAGCCAAGAGTTTAAAGAAATCCTGGACGGTGATGCAGGTGATGGTACTCCACTACGTGATTTACTCAGCACTTACCAGAAGAGCATTGAAGTCAACGATCAAATTATTGCACAAGCCGAATTGGATGCACCCAAGAGCGGTTACAACACCAAGAGTTATTTTGTCATCCCCACTAGAGATTCAGGGTTGGTGGACCTTGCAGATGCATCTACTACTGAGGAAGATGCTAGTATAGATCAAGCCATATATGATGCCAGCATAGTCCTGCGAAGTCCTAGAAAGACTTATATGTTGGCTACATGACCGGCGATGGGGCACCACCCAATGGTGCCCCGTATGGTTTTGGACTAACATTCCCTGATGGGCCCGTGCGCGGCGCGTTCTATCTCAGAACAGATTACATGCCCAACAGATTGTTTAGATACGATGGTAGTCATTGGATCAAGTTTGAAGACAACGTTCGTATGACCCTGAATAACTTTGGTGCAGACGATGTCACCAGAGGTGCTAACATGGGCAAAGACGTCAGAGAGACACAAAAGTTTGGTTTTATTAACAACACCAATACCAGCACCATTGCAGGTGAAGTGGTGCCAGAACGTCAAGCACTCAGCAAGGCATTGAAACCCAAGGCGGACAATTAAAATGAGTGAATTTTTTTATGACGGGCAAATAAAACGAGTCCTGACTCAATTCATGAGAATAATGAGCAGCTTTTCCTACAAAGATGCCAAGGGACAACTGGTTCGCATTCCAGTACGCTATGGTGACATGAACCGGCAGGTGGCCAGCATCATGAAAAAGAACAGTGAAAACACCATTCCCAGTGCGCCGTTCATTGCATGCTACATCAAAGATCTAAAATTTGATCGCCCACGTCTGCAGGATCCCACCTTCGTCAGCAAGGTCAACATCAGGGAGCGAGCATTTGACGCTGCCGGAAATGAATATATGAATACTCAGGGTGCAAATTATACAGTGGAACGCATCATGCCCACACCGTATACTATCACTTTTGCAGCAGACATCTGGACCACCAATACCGATCAAAAGTTACAGATATTTGAACAACTGGCTGTGTTGTTTACACCCAGTCTGGAGCTACAGACCACTGACAATTACATCGACTGGACCAGCCTGAGTGTGCTGGAAATGAGTGACCAGGGATCGTTTAGCAGCCGACAGATTCCACAAGGAACAGAACAGGATATAGACATCATGAACATGATTTTTACATCCCCCATCTGGATTACCCCGCCGGCCAAGGTAAAAAAACTGGGCATCATCACCAAGATCATTTCCAATATATTTGTGGTGCCCACTGGCACAGTGGCATCTTTAGAGGATGTTTACGGCGATGCAATATTTGGTGAGCCAGATGCCACAGTGGTCATAACACCTGGCAACTTTGATCTCTTGGTACTAGACAATACCGCCAAGTTGGTAGGCCCAGAAGTGCATGACGGCATCATCAACATTGGTGATGTGGAAAATAACATATCATGGTTACGAGTCCTGGACTTATATCCTGGCCAGTTCAGGGCAGGACTTAGTCAGTTGCGGTTGGCCAAGGACGATGGTTCGGAGATCGTGGCTTACATCAGCCTGGATCCCACAGATGAGTCCCGAATGATGTTAAATTTTGATAACGACACCAGGCCCAGCGATACAGTCATTGCTGGGCGTAGCACCATTGATGCCATCATTAACCCAGAAACATTTAACCCCAGTACCACTGTAGCGGGCACACGGTACCTGATACTGGAAAACATAAACGAGTTTCATGACCAGCCTGGGTACAGTGGACCTGTTGCCTGGAAAAATGACGACACCAGCGACTTTGTCGCCCATGCCAATGATATCATAGAGTGGGATGGTACTGCTTGGAGTGTGGTATTCAATTCTGCACTGATCACGGACATCACTTACATAACTAATTCATATACAAACGTGCAATATAAGTGGGACCAGGGATCATGGTCCAAGAGTTTTGAGGGTATCTACGATAAACGACTTTGGCGACTAATACTTTGAATACTATTGTTTGCAGCGGCGGTTTGTTTTTAGCCAAGGATACGCATAGGTTTTTATTCTTGTTAAGAACACAGGGCAAGACCGCCGGCACTTGGGGTCTGGTGGGTGGCAAAAAAGAGCCCATGGATACCACTGCGTATGACATACTCACCAGAGAGATCACAGAGGAGGTGGGACGAACACCCACCATTAAGAAAGTAATTCCCTTGGAATTATTCGTCAGCAACGATCAACAATTTCAGTATAATACGTATGTGCTGATTGTGGAAAAGGAATTCATCCCCACCTTGAATGAGGAGCATGCTGGATATGCCTGGTGTGATTTCTCACATTGGCCCAAGCCGTTACACCAAGGCGTAAAAACCAGCTTGAGCAGTAAATCCAATCATGTTAAATTGGAAATACTACTCGAACTGGTTTGACACGATGGAAGATTAAGCCGAAAGAAGTGCTTTAATACGATCGTTTAAGGTTGCATCAGTCCAAGTTCCACGAACTGCCAGGTACTCAGCACCTTCCCAAGCTGTCATTCTGCGCTCGATGTAGGGTGAATCGCTCAATACCACCACAGCCTGAACGCTGTTGGGGCGGCCAGGGGCGCGGCGGCCGGGACCGTCAGGATTATCTTCTTCCCAACCGTAGTTTTCTTCCACGTAAGTCACTCTGAAACTGCTGGTGATCAACGCTTCACTGGCGGCGGCCAATACATATGGGGTGTCAAGTGTAGTATGTGTCATGTTTAATTCTCCTTAAGGGGTTACAATGATCTTGTATTTATTTATTGTGGATTAAATGCTCATTAAATTCGTTATTTTTTTGGATTATTTTTAATATAACTTCCAATAACATCGGCCCAATGCTTGGCATCTGGTTCTTTGACACGAAAGTCGTATTTTGTTGGCGGTACAAAAGCTCTATTTGTATCCTCAAATCTGCCTTCTTTGATGGTGTCCATCCAGATGGTCCAGTGTGCAGCAAAGTTTACTCTCATCTCAATCAAGGGCGCTACGAAATCGCAAATTACAAAATTTGTTTTCGAATCATCAGATAATTCACGCATGCGTCGGCTCTGGCGTATACGTCCTTCGTGACTAAAATCCCAGTCGTCGTATTGTTCACGAACAGCATCGGCGTTTAACCACAACACATTGGGGGAAAATCCTGCTGCCAACTCGGCGGCCAGTGTTGTTTTTCCAGACCCAGGTAATCCCATTATTAATATTCGTGTGGGCATGCTAACATCGATTCAATTATATAATTCTGTGACCATGTCTTGTATGGAATACGTGGGTCGATACCCCAACTTCTGTAACTTGGTGGTGTCCATGTACATGCTGGCCACCTGAATAGTTTTATGAAATTCAGGTTGTTCTATCCTATGTATCTGAGATTGTGACCCCAATGATGTCACGTGTTCGATTATGTCTAAAAATCTGTTGGGCTGCCCGTTGCCTATATTATACACCGTGTTTATATCACCGGTTGATAAAACCAAATTCACTGCATTGCATAGATCAGTGACGTGCATGTAGTCCCTGATAAATTCGCCATTATTATACAACTCAACAGGTCGATGATGTTTCATCTCATTGATCATATAGGTAATGGCATTTTTTTTCTTGCTCACCTTGCAATCACCAGGACCTAACACATTTGCAAACCGCAGAATTCTATAATTCAGGGCATGGGTTTCACAATAGGATATGAGCAGTTGTTCTGCGGCACGTTTGGTGATGGAGTAAAACCCCTTGGGATCACAGTGACTGTCTTCCCTGGCTGGCAAATCAGTATCACCATATACAAACCAAGAACTGGCAAAATTAAAGACACCACCTGAATGGTGTTGCCTCCAATTTTCTAATACTTTGATCAGTGTGGTCAAGTTGGTATCAATGTCAATGTAGGGATTTGTTTTGACATTGTAGTTGTCCACAGTGCTGATTAGGTAAAGTATGTCCTGACATTTGGGCACCAGGTCATGTTTATCATTGATCAGACAGGGAAATAGGTTGGCATAATGCCCACCAATAAATCCATGTCCAAACAAATTTACCATTTTTTAATCACATCCTCGATATACTCCAGAACTGGTTCTGTAAAATGCGGTGCACACCCTAAAAAGAACACATGGCTCAATGCCATATTAGAATTGGGATATTTTCGATAATCATCTAAATGCTTGTATGCACTGTGCAACAGAATATTTCCCGCAAAGTAACTTCTAGTCTGAATTTTGTTTGACTCAAAATAATCCACCAGCAGTTCCTTTTCGCCCTGACTGGAGCATATGATGGGAATACTGAACCATGAAGGATCTGCATTGGGCAAAACCTGGGCTGATTTAATCGTGGGTATGTGCGCGAGTAACGCTGCCTCAATCCGTTGTTTATGATACTTACGTTTACTATCAATTTCATCCAACTTGGTCATTTGCACAGATCCAATGGCACCTTGCATGTCCAAGGGTTTAAGGTTGTACCCTATGTTGGTAAAAACATATTTGTGATCCACGATGCCATCATAGTCTGACAACCAATAGGAAAATCGATTGCCACATGTTCCACAAGCCAGCAAGTTAGCAACACCACTACAACGACAATCTCGACCCCACCAAGACACACTACGAGCGAGATTTATAAAGTCTCCATCATTACTAGACACCATGCCGCCCTCGCCCGTGCTAATATGATGTGCCGGGAAGAAACTGCATGTCCAGGTGAAATAATAGTCAGTCAGATGCCGTCCATTGTATCGAGTGCACAAACTATCACAACTATCACCAATTAAAACCAGGTTGCGACGTTCGCATATCTCTTTTAGACGATCCATGTCTGGTGGATTTCCCAGCACTGGGCTTACTATGATACCACGAGTACGTTCAGTGATGGCTGCCTCAATTAAATTGACATCAAAATTTAGTGTGTCAAATTCAATGTCAATAAACACTGGTTTCAAATTATTCTGAACAATGGGGCTAATAGTGGTGGGAAATCCCACCGGACTTACGATTAATTCATCATCATCCTGCCAGTTGAAATGTTTCTTCAAGGCTGTGATCATGACCAGGTTGGCGCTGCTGCCGCTGTTGACCATGTGGCTGTGCTTGACAGTGAAAGCCTGGGCAAATTCCAGTTGAAATTTTTCAACATATTCACCACTGGTCAACCATTTGCCAGTCAAGAATGCACTTAGACCTGCTTGAATTTCTCTAGAGTCCCAGTATGGTCCAGAATAAAGAACAGTGTCAACACCGGGCTTAAAGTTAGTATAATCTTTAATATAGGCCGGGTTGGCTAGTTCTGCGGATTGTTTGATAAGATTTGTTAGCATATGGATTTATAATAGCAGGTGTATAATTATGTGTCAACTCTTTTGTTTGGTTAATATAACTCGAATGGCCTTGGCGAAAGAATAGGTATTGATCAATTCCTGTATCTGATATTTTTCAATAACTGGGGCACCCACACCACCCACCAAACATAAGTTTGCCAAATCGTCACCCCATTTTTCTGCAAATAAGTTAAAATATTTTTGATTTCGCTCGTCAATTTCCTGCTGTTTTTCAGGGCCTGCCCAGGTGCTCTTGCCAGCAAAGTGCAGTAGATAACTGTGACTGTAATACTTTACAGGGAAGTTGTGTGCAATGGCACGAATACGGTAATCCACATCCTCTCCACCACCCACACCAAACTGCTCATCAAATAATCCAACTTTATTGTATACAATCGCAGGCAATACAAACACATAAAACCCCATCAACAGACGTTCAAAAAATCCCGAACGCAGGCTGTTTTTATGAACCCGTGAAATATTGCATAAATCAGAATACTGGTTGCCGTATTCTTCCAGGGTCATGGTCTGTTGTAATGTCAGTGCATCGCTTGAATATAGGTGTGTTTGATTGCAACTGGGTAATATGATTGCATCGTCATGTTTGGTCAACTCATCAGACCACCCCGGTGTGAATACCACATCATTATTAAGGATGACCAGTGTTCTGCCATTGGCCAGTTTGATCATGTCGTTGACATTTCTTGCAAAACTTTTAGGCGCCGGGTTTGATATAACGGTGGCCTGTGTGACGTATGCGCCTTCGTTGTCATTGTCAATTAGATAGACTGAATCATTTGACTGCAATCGGGTGCTACTAAAAAAAGTATCCAGGGCGAGGCTTGTATAAAAATTAGAACTCCGGGTGGAGATCATGGCATAAACAATACCGGTCATGAGTTATTCCAAAAATCTAATTTTAGTGACCGATAATATTCGGTCAATTCTGTTCCAATAACTTCTTCAGGGGGCGGGCTGGCTCGTTTTAATTCCGGCCTAATGTCATGCAATCCCGTTAAACCGTACGCCCGATCGTTTTCTGGTTTGGGTGTCAATTGCTGGTAATTTAAATTTGTAGAGGTGCTTAATTGTAAAAATTCAAATATCCTGGGCATGGTGTCGTTGGGATTTTCCACAATATCGCGATAGTCCAAAAACAACATGCTGTGTGGCGCATATTCCCAACCCAGTCTTAGACTGGTCCAAGGAACATTGATATACTTTTCCCACAATAGCCTGCATCTATTTTGATTGTTCACCGGCTTGTTTGCATCCATCAACTCTTGATCAACGTAGGTGATCACGTGTTTGTTTCGTTCTATTAACAGGATAAAACTGCTGAGAATTTCCGGAATATCTCTAACTGTGCAAATGATCTTGGGCGGATGCCCACGCAAGTCTGTTAAAAATTTTATGTGCCGTGGCCACTCCCTGTGTTTATCTATGATGACATTCTGATCCACATGTTGGTAACTGGATTCGAACACTCCATTAATAATGTTATTCAATTGTCTGGCATCTTGGTCCACCAGATGGCCGGTGATGTTGGGCCACTTGGACTTGATGATGTTGATAAGATCCAACATTGGACTGGTGGTGGTGGTATAAACATCGTCATGCTGGCTCAACAGACTGGACAACACAGTACTGCCGCTTCTGGGTAAACCTGATATCATGAATACCTGTTTATTCATACGCCCGGATGGTGTTAAAAAACTGTTGCCATTCTAGTTTACGATGTTCCCAGGACCAATAGTGGTTGTAATGCGTGGACTGGCGATGTATGTGGTACTGTGTGCTGACCTTCCAATACTTGTCCATGGCAGAGTCTAATTCTCGGGCAAATCTTGATGCCAACACCTGCCGGTCTGCACCCAAAGGAATCATGGACGCCCAATCACTACAAGTTTCAGGCAATGCTCCGTGACTGGTCATCACCTGCAGACACCCTGCTGCTGCGGCTTCTATGGCGGCCAAGCAACTGGTCTCTTCAAAAATACTGGGATAGGCAAATATATGTGCCCGTTGTAATGCTGATCTAACCACCTCATTGGGTTGGTATTCGTGAAAATTTACACCCGGTGTCGTTCTTGTTCGTTCAAATAATTCGTCAAACCTGCCTTGGGTTATTTTTACAAAATGATCTCCATATATTTTGGCACTGCTATACACATCAAGTTCAACATCTGTTCGGCCCAGCAACTCAAATGAATCTAATAATATGTCCAGGCCACGCCAG